GCGAGGTGTTCGACGAGCAGCAGGCGCTGCGCCTCATCGAGGACCCGTGGGAGTCGGTCATCGGTCTCTGGCTCGCGCAGCCTGAGATCACGATTCAGTCGGACACCGACGGGATCACGACGCACCAGGTGCTGCAGGATGCGATCAAGGTCGACCCCGCGAAGATGGACGAGCGAGGCATGCAGATGCGCGTCGCGAAGGTCCTGCGGTCGCTCGGCTTTGTCCGGCGCGAGTGGAAGGCGGGCCGTAAATCCGGCTCGAGGTACGTCTACGTTCGGCAAAACGCCGTCGAGGTAGGGACCGGTGGGGACCGCGATGCCTTTTAAATCAACGGCTTGCCCTACCTCGAAAAAGGTAGGGACCAAGGTAGGGACCGCTTTTTCGGAGCAGGATCAAGCGTTTGCCCTACCTCGGCCAAAACGCCCGCGCGCGCCCACGTATGCGCGCGACGCGCGCGCCCCTGTACACATATTTGTGTGTGTAGGTAGGGACCTTGGGGACCAAGCTTATAGATCAGCCACTTACGGGGTCCCTACCTGGGCCCCACCTGTTGGGAGGTAGGGACCAGTGAATCGACAGCAATGTCTGGAGACGGCCGCCGAGTGCGTGCTGAAAAACCGCGCCGCGGTGTACTCGCCGCCCGAGGATTCGTTCGGGCTCATCGCGAAGTTCTGGACGACCTACCTGTCGGAGTGCGGGCCGCTCCTGGCCGCGCACGACGTCGCGGCCCTGCTGGCCCTGATGAAACTCGCCCGCGTGGCCCAGAACAGCGGCCACGTCGATTCCTGGGTGGATCTCGCGGGCTATGCGGCGTGCGGGGTCGAGTGTGCGACTGCGGGCACGGTGGCCGCTGTGGCCGAGCCTGCTGAACTTGAAGGGTGGGCTGCGAAATGATCCCAACACAACGCAAGGCGATGGAGGATGCGCGCAATGCTTTGCAGCGCGCGGCCTACACCACAATTCACCCGGAGATTCTGGGACTATGCGAACAGGCAGACGACGCCCTCCGCGCTGCACTGAACCAGCCGGATGAATGCATCGCGGCACTGGAGGCCGAGGTCGAGCGGCTGCGGGCGCGCGATGCCGAGTGGGAACGCAAAGCCTCTGCATGGATGGCCTCGCCGCAAGCGGTCCAGTGGCTTGATGGATACCGGGAACTCGCACAGAAGCTGAACTCCGCCGAGGCCGAGGCCGATCGGCTGCGGACACTCGCCGTGCGCTGGCTGCGCAAGTGGCAGACGGACATGGATCCGACGCCGGAGATGTTGGATGACACGCACGCGCTGATCGACGCCGCAAGGAGCAATGCATGAGCCGCCGCGAAGGCTATCGCTACCGCCGCGGTGAGTCGCACCCACGCGCCCGCCTGAGCGACGACGACGTGCGCCTGGTGCGCGAGCTGAAGGCCGAAGGTCTTGGCTACAAGCGCATCGCCGGCAAGTTCGATTCCTCACCGAGCACCATCCGTGACGTCTGCAAGCACCACACGCGCTGAAAGAGAATACGCCTGGCTCGAGCAACGGCTCGACCAGTGGGCGCGCTGGAAGCGCGGCGGCGTCCTGACCGGCCTCGGCTACGGCTCGCTGCTGGGGCGCTACACGAAGCACGACACGCCGCGCGCGACGGCCATCGAGTACGACAACCCGGCCTTCGACCGGATGATGCTCGAGGTCGACCGCGCGCTGCAGACACTGCCGGCCGAGCTCGGCAAGGTCGTGCGTCTGTACCACGACCACGCGAACCCCGACGACGCACTGCCGACGAGCGAGATGGCGCGCGTGTGCAAATGCTCGATTGCGACGCTTTACCGCTGGCGGCGCGAGGCGTACCGACTGATCGCGAAGGAGGTGAAGCTGTGAGAGATCCGGAGAAGCGGCGCGAAGCCTGCCGCAGCTACTACGAGCGCCACCGCGAGGAGCGGCTCGCCTACGGGCGCGAATACTACGCCCGCAAGCGCGAGGCAATCCTGTCGTCGCAGAAGGCGAAGCGCGCGGCCGAGGCGCAGTCGACTGAAGACCAAGCCCGTGCGCAGCGCTTGGCTGAAATCCGGGCACGCAACGGCGCGAAGATGCGCGGCGATGGGGATCGCATGAGGCGGGCGTGGACCGAAGCTGAGTGCCAGCTGATGCGCGAGTTGTACCCCGAGCTGCGCGCGAAGGACGTTGCCGAGCGATTGGGCCGGGGCGTGTCGCAGGTGCACGCGAAGGCGAAAGCGATGGGCCTGCGCAAGTCCGACGCGTTCAACGCGAGCGAATGGTCAGGCCGGGCCGGCAATGGCCGCACCATCGCGAACAGCGAAGCGCACCGCTGGAAGCCGGGCCTGCTGAGCTGGAACAAGGGCAAGCACTATCGACCTGGTGGTCGCGCGGTCGAGCACCAGTTCAAGCCGGGCGCCATGCCGCACAACTGGAAACCCGTGGGCACGGAGATCGTCCACGAGACCGGCTACCTGACACGCAAGGTGCGCGACGACGCGCCTCGAGGGCGTTCGTACAAGAACTGGCGGTTCGTGCACATCCTGCTGTGGGAAGAAGCGAACGGACCGCTGCCTGCAGGCCATGCGGTGGGGTTCAGGAACGGCGACAAGACCGACCTGCGCCTGGACAACCTCGAGCTGGTGTCGCGCAAGGAATTGATGCGGAGAAATTCGATTCACACACTGTTGCCACCCGAGCTGGTCCAAGTGGTCCAGTTGAACGGGGCATTGAAGCGGAAAATCAACCGGAGGGCTGAACGTGAAGAACAAACTTGAAGACCTGAGAAATCACCTGTTCGCGACGCTCGAGGCGTTGCAGGATGAAGAAAACCCGATGGACCTCGAGCGTGCGAAGACCATCTCGGCCGTCGCACAAACGCTCATCAACTCAGCAAAAGTCGAGGTCGAGTTCATCAAGGAAGCCGGCGGCCGTGGGACGACTTTCCTGCAGCCGGTCGAGCCTGAACCGTTGCGCCTGGTGAAGGAGTAGGGGTGCGGATGGTTTGAGAATAGGTGTGGTAAAGTATGTTCAGCTGCCGATTCGTCCGGCAAGGAAGCCCGCCTAGTGCGGGCTTTCGCGTTTCTGATGCCAACACGCGCACCCACCTTTCGCCCAGGTAACCGCAGCCCAGCGGACAAGCACCGCGAGCATGATGCCCGCCGTGGTTCGTCAGCGGCCCGAGGCTACGGTGCGACGTGGCAACGCCTGCGCAAGCTGGTACTGCACGATGAGCCGGTGTGTCGCACGCACGGCTGCGGCCAGCTGGCCACCGATGTCGACCATATCGTGGCCCTGGCGAAGGGCGGCACGAACGAACGGACCAACCTGCAGGCATTGTGTCATGCATGCCACAGCAGGAAGACGGCGCGAGTCGACCGTGGTCAGCGGTGAACCGCTCGAACCGATGCGGGAGGGGCGGGTCGAATCGCTGCAGCCTGATGGCGTTTGACCGACCACACAGTCACGCGTGAGGCATCGCAAGTTTCGGAGGGGGGTATATGGGCAGTAGGGGACCGGCACCCAAACCGGCGGCCATCCACCTGCTGAACGGGAACCCCGGCCACCGACCCCAGGCTGCGCCCGGCAGCGTTCCTGCGCCGGCCACGGCGATTCCGGACGCACCCGAGTGGCTGCTGGGCGAAGCGCGGGCCGAGTGGGAACGAATCACGCCGGAGCTGGAAAAGCTCGGGCTCGTCTCGCACCTGGACGTGGCGCACCTGGCGGGCTACTGCCAGGCCTATGCGCTGATGGCCCGCACCGGTGCGGAAATCAAGCGGCTGCAGGGCGAGGGCGAAGTTGACCCGGTGATGCCGGATCGCATGCGCGGCCTCGTCGATCGCACGCCGTCCGGCTACAAACAGATCAGTGCGTTGATGCAGGTCTATAACCGGGCCTGCGAGTCGATGCGCCAGCACGCTGCGGAGTTCGGGCTGAGCCCGAGTGCACGCATGCGCGTGAAGCCCGACAGCAGTCAGGCCTCGCTGTTTCCGGACAGCGACCCGATGGACGCGTTCCTGAGGGCGACCGGGGCCGCATGAGCGACCGCACGACCGCCTACGCCCGCGACGTGGTCGAGGGCCGGGCGGTCGCGGGTCCGTGGGTGCGGCTGGCATGCCAGCGTCACCTGCGCGACCTCGAGGAGGGCCCAGCACGCGGGCTGCGGTTCGACGTGCAGCTCGCCGCGCGGGCGATGGCGTTCATCGAATGCCTGACGCTGGCCGACGGCCAGTTCGCGGGTGAGCCGTTCAAGCTCTCGCCGTTTCAGTCGTTCGTGGTGGGCAGCTTGTTCGGCTGGCTGGCGCCGGATGGTTTCCGCCGATTCCGCACGGCCTACGTCGAAATCGCGAAGGGCAACGGCAAGACACCGCTCGCTGCCGGCATTGCGCTGTACCTGATGCTCGCCGACGGCGAGGCGGGTGCGGAGGTCTACGCCGCGGCGGTCAGTCGCGACCAGGCGAAAATCTGCTTCCGCGACATCAAGCGTTTTGCCGAGGCCTCGCCCGCGCTGATGCGCCGGCTCGAGGTCAACGAACAGAACATCGCCTATCCGGCGACCGGCAGCTACATCCGGCCGGTGTCGTCGGAAGGGCGCGGCCTCGACGGCAAGCGCGTGCACGCGGCCGTCATCGACGAGCTGCACGAACACCCGACGAGTATCGTCGTCGACAAGATGCGCGCCGGCACGAAGCAGCGCCGCCAGGCGCTGATCTTCGAGATCACGAACTCGGGCTACGACCGGCACTCGGTGTGCTGGGACCACCACGACTACAGCACGAAAGTGCTGCAAGGCGTGGTCGAAAACGACGCCTGGTTCGCCTATGTCGCGGCGCTCGACGAGGGCGACGACTGGCTGAACGACCCGACGTGCTGGGTGAAGTCGAACCCGAATCTCGGGGTTTCGATCACCGAGAAGTACCTGCAGGAGCAGGTCGCCGAGGCGCGCGACATGCCCAGCAAGCGCAACATCGTCGCCCGGCTGCTGTTCTGCGTGTGGACCGAGCAGTCAAGCGTGTGGATGCCGATCGAGCACTGGGACAAGTGCGCCGTGCCGGTCGACCTCGAGGAGCTGCGCGGGCGGGAATGTTTCGGCGGCCTCGACCTCGCGTCGACGGCCGACATCGCGGCGTTCGTCCTGGTGTTCCCGCCGCTCGTCTACGGCGAGCGCTGGCACGTCGTGCCGCGGTTCTGGTGTCCGCGCGAGAACATCCGCCTGCGCGCCAAGCGCGACGGCGTGCCGTATGACCGCTGGGCCGACGAGGGCCTCATCACGGCGACCGAGGGCAACGTCATCGACTACGCCTTCATCCGCGACGCCATCCAGCGCGACGCCGAGCAGTTCCGGATCAAGGCCATCGCCTTCGATCGCTGGAACTCGACGCACCTGGTGCAGGAACTGCAGGCCGACGGCTTCACGATGATGGGATTCGGCCAGGGCTTCGCCTCGATGGCGGCGCCCGTGCGTGAGCTGCAGAAATTGATCCTCGGCGAGCAGCTGGCCCACGGCGGGCACGCGGTGCTGCGCTGGATGATGAGCAACGTCGCCGCGCTGCAGGATCCGGCCGGCAACACGAAGTTCGACAAGTCGAAGTCGGGCGACAAGATCGACGGCCTCGTCGCGCTCGCGATGGGGCTCGGCATTGCAATCGCCGAAGAGGTCAAGGGACCGTCGGTGTACGAAACCCGAGGGGTGCTGACGCTGTGAGCCTATGGGACCGGATCCGAAACCTCGGCCGCGCGCGCCAGAACCCGGTGCGCGATTCGGCGGCCTGGGGCGGTCGGCAGGCGGGCGAGTGGGTCAATGCAGACAGCGCGATGGCGATCGCCGCCGTGTGGGCCTGCGTGCGCGTGATTTCGGAAACCGTCGCGGCCCTGCCGTGGCAGGTCATCGAGAAGGTGCAGACCCGCACCGGCACGCGCCGCGAGCGCCGGTCGGAATCAGATCAGGAGTGGATCCTCGCCACCCAGGCGAATCCCGAGCTCACCGCCTACGCCTTCCGTGAGACGCTCCTCGCGCACGCCCTGCTGTGGGGCAATGGCTACGCCGAGATCGAGCGCAGCGCCGACGGGCGTCCGCAGTGGCTGTGGCCGCTGACGCCGGATCGTGTGACGCCCAAGCGCTCGGCGACCGGCGGGCTCGAATACGAAGTGAACCAGGGCGGCGCCCAGGCGACGATTATTCCGGCGCGCGACATGTTCCACCTGCACGGGCTCGGCTTCGACGGCACCGTCGGCTACTCGGTGATCGCCGTCGCCGCGCGCTCGCTGGGGCTGACGCTTGCGCTCGAGCGATTCGGCGCGAACTTCTTCGCGAACGGCGCGCATCCCGGCGCGGTGCTAGAACACCCCGGCAAGCTGTCGCCCGAGGCGCACGCGAACCTGTCGAAGTCGGTGCAGGAGCAGATCAGCGGCAAGAATGCATTGCGGCCGTTCATCCTCGAAGAGGGCATGAAGTGGCAGGCGATGACCATCCCGCCCGAAGAAGCGCAGTTCCTTGAGTCGCGGAAGTTTCAGGTGTCCGAAGTCTGCCGCTGGTTCCGGGTGCCGCCGCACATGGTGGCGGATCTGGACAAGGCGACGTTCAGCAACATCGAACACCAGGCGATCGAGTTCACGCAGACGACGCTGATGCCGTGGTGCCGGCGGCTCGAAACCGAGGCCGACATCAAGCTGTTCGGTGCGGTCAACCGCGGGCGGATCTACACGAAGCTGCAGCTCGCCGGGCTGCTGCGCGGTGACATCGCCTCGCGTTACTCGGCCTACGCGACCGGCCGGCAGTGGGGCTGGCTGAGCGCGAACGACGTGCGCGAGATGGAAGACATGAACGGGGTCGCCGGCGGCGACGAGTACCTGGCGCCGATGAACATGGTCCCGCAGGACATGCTGCGCGAACTGGCCGAGGCGCCGGAACCGGCACCTGCGCCGCAGGACGAGCCGGAAGACGACAACGAAGACGAAGACCCGCCGTTGCGCGTGGTCGAGGGTGGGCGCTGATGTACAAGCTGGTCGACAAGGGCAACAAGTCTGCCGAGCTGATGATCTACGACATGATCGGCGGCTGGGACGGCGTCACCGCGAAACGCGTGGCCGACGACCTGAAATCGCTCGGCCGGGTCGATGTCATCAACGTGCGCCTGAACTCTTTCGGCGGCGAAGTCTTCGAGGGCTACGCCATCTACAACCAGTTGAAACGCCACCCGGCGCGCGTCGAGGTCGACATCGACGGCGCGGCCTGCTCGATCGCGTCGATCATCGCCTGCGCCGGCGACACCACGCGCATGGCGCGCAACGCGATGTACATGATCCACGATCCGGCCGGCTCGGCGTTCGGCTCGTCGAAGGACATGCGCAAGACCGCTGACCTGCTCGACCAGGTGCGCGAGCAGCTCGTCGAGACCTACGTGCAGCGCACAGGCCTGTCGGCCGCCGCGGTCAGCGACTACATGAGCGCCGAAACCTGGTTCAAGGCCGCCGAGGCCGCCGAGCTCGGCTTCGTCAATCAGGTCACCGATGAACTGAAGCTCGCCGCCTCGGCGGATCTCGAGCGGTTCCACAACGTGCCGGCCTGGGCGCGCCAGCGTGCGACGCCGAGCGCGACAGAACGGGCCGACCGCATCGGCGCCCGCTACGAGCGCCTGTCTGCATCCATCCTCGAGAAGACGGTGCGGATTGCGCAGCGCGCTCGGTAACGAACCCCGCGACATCGCGGCAATTTGCCCGGCTCAGCCGGGCTTTTCATTTATGGAGGCTGTATGAACGAACTACAGAAGCTACTCGCGCGCGCCTCGGACCTGCGCGCGCAGGTGGAGGAGATCCGTGCGACGGCCTCCGCTGCTGGCCGGGATCTCGACGAAACCGAGGAAGCGAACATCGACTCGATGCTCGACGACCTCGAGGCCGTGAACGCCAAGATCGCGCGCGTCGAGCGGATGGAAGCGCTGGCCGCGGCCAACGCGAACGGCGGCAACCGCCGCAGCGCGCCGGCCGCACCGGGTGCGGGCCTCGAGGCCTCTGGCCGTCCGGGGTCCATCCAGGCGCCGGTGTCTTCTGCGCAGGACCGCGCAAAGTGGGGCTGGCGCAACCTCGGCGAGTTCGCCTCGGCCGTGCGCAACGCCTCGGTCGGCGGCTCCATCGATCCGCGCCTCATCAACGCGCCGACCACGTGGGGCTCCGAGGCCGTGGGTGCCGATGGTGGCTTCGCGGTCCCGCCTGACTGGCGCAACACCATCACCAGCCTGGTGATGGGCGAAGGCTCGATGCTTTCCATGTGCGACGCGATCCCGACGGCGAGCAACGCCGTGACGACGCCTGTCGACGAGGATTCGGCCTGGTCGAGCTCGGGCGGCATCCGCGTGTTCATGCGTGCGGAGGGCGGCACCAATGTCGCCAGCAAGCCGGCGCTGAAAGAAATCTCGGTGCGACTCAACGAACTGTACGCGTTCGTGCCGGTCAGCGACGAGCTGCTCGAGGACGCACCGCTGCTGGAGAATTTCCTGACGGTCAAGGCCGCCGAGAAAATCAACTTCCGGATCAACGATCTGATCCTCAACGGCAACGGCGCTGGACAGCCGCTCGGCATCCTCAGCGCGCCGTCGGTCGTGACCGTGTCGAAAGAAAGCTCGCAGGCGGCCGCGACCGTGCTGGCAGCGAACATCGTCAAGATGTACTCGCGCATGCCGGCGTTCGCCCGCGCTCGCGCCGTGTGGCTCATCAATCAGGATGTGGAGCCGCAGATCCACCAGCTGGGCATGACCATCAGCAACCCGGCGGGCTCGCAGCTTTACGGCGGCGCGCCGATGTTCATCCCGCCCGGTGGCATGGTGTCGGCCCCGTCGGGCACGCTGCTCGGCCGGCCGATTGTCCCGACCGAGGCCTGCCAGACACTCGGCACGCGCGGCGACATCGTCCTCGCCGACCTGAAGGGCTATTTCCTGCCCTACAAGGCCTCCGGCATCAAGTCCGACGTATCGATGCACCTGTACTTCGACAGCGGGCATACCGCGTTCCGCTGGACCTTCCGCTTCGGTGGCCAGCCGTGGCTCTCCAGCCCGATCGCCCGCCGCAACGGCACCAACACGTTGAGCCACTTCGTGGCCCTCGAAACCCGCTAAGGAGGCTGACCCATGAACCCGACCCACCTCCAGCTCGTCGACTTTGCGAAAGTCGTCGTTGGCTGCTCTGCGGCGGCCCTGACCGGCACGGCCGGTGACGGCGACTACGTCAGCCTCAAGGGCTACAGCCACGTGACCGTGCTGCTCCAGGTCAACAACGCGACCACCGTCACCGGTGGCGTTGTGACTCTGAAGCAGGCGACGGCTGTCGCCGGCACCGGCGAGAAGGAGCTCGCCTTCTCCCTGATGTACGCGAACACCGACGTCGCGACCAGCGACACGCTGGTGGCCACGGCAGTGACGTCCAACACTTTCACGACCTTGACCACCAACGATCGCGATCTGCTGTATGTCATCGAAATCGATGCGGAGCAGCTGGACCGCGACGGGGGCTTCGACTGCGTCCGCGTCGACGTCGCGTCGATGGCCAACGCCGTCGGCACGGTGCTCTACGTCTTGCACGGCACCCGCTACGCGCCCCCGCTCGCGACTGCCGCGATCACGGACTAAGTGTCGACTCTGCGCCCGGGGTGACCTGGGCGCGCTTTTCCGGAGGTCAGCATGCTGCTGGAAGATACAGTCGACGGCAGTCGGCAGGTCAAGGGCACGTCGGGGGCGATGCATACGCTCGAGCAGGGTCTTGGTGCCGGTGAAGAACTCGCGTCGTCCGCTGCGAATAGCGTTACGCGTGTCGTGCAGGCGTGCAACGTTTCAATCATCAGCAAGACGACAACGGTCACCATCGGTGGCGGCGCGGCAAATGACACGCGACTGATGGGCGTTCTGATCAGCGCAGCGCTCACCGGAACTTGCGTGATCGCGGGTTTTGCTGATTCTGACGGGGTCGCGCAATCCTACACGCTACCGGCCGCCTCAGTCGGCTTTCGTGATTTTCTCGGCGCATTGAACAGGGCAGGCGCGCTGACCATTACCTGCAGCAACGCGGCCGACGATAACCTGGTCGCGGTGTTCTGGCGTCCGGCGGCGTAACGATGGCCACAAAGTACATCGACAATCGCCTTACCGACGGCGCAAACGATGGCAGCAGTCCAGCGAATGCGTGGCGCTCGCTGCTGGCGGCGCAACTCGGCACCATTAGTGCGGGGGACGTGGTGGAGGTCGCTGCGGGTAGCGGGCCGTATTACGAGGCGACGAATGTAAACGCGAATTTGCGCGTCAATGCAACCGACATTTCATTCGATGCCGCGAGTCGTCAAATCAGGACGGCTGGCGCGGTTTCTTTCTCCGCGTACAACACAGCGGGGCAGATCATCCGAGTGTTTGGGTCGGCGCTCAACGACGGTCAATATACGGTCGCGAGCGCGTCGGCAACCCAGATCACGCTATCAGCTACCAACACGCTGCGCGACGAAGCCGCGGGTGCGCGCGTCCGCGTGACGGACATAACAGCTGCGAACGCCAGCGGCAATCGTCCGTTCGTGTTCGACCAGGGCCGCAACGGCAGCAACGGAAACCCGATAATCTGGAATTTTAACGGCTGCGAAATATCCGCCGGCTGGCCGCTGACCAACGGGACGCACAAATGGGTGCGCAGCGCGGCAAATCCGAATGAATGGTATGCGCTCCGCGCGGACGGGTCGAACCCAAGCCTGAACAAGCCAGAATCCGCCGTGGTGAACGGACATTTTATGTGCGCCGCGGCGGGCGACGCTGACCGCAATCGCGGCACCGTCGGCGCGCTGACATTCGAGAAGCAGTACGGATACGGGGACAACGACGGTCTCGGCTTCTCGACGGTTTATGTGCGCGCGCCTGGGGATCCTATCGCGCTAGGCTGGTCGATTGTGGTCGGACAGATCCATTGCGTGATGTATCAGAATTGGGGCGACCACACGTTCAGAGGCGCGCGGTTTTCATTCGGCTGTGGCAATGCAAACGGAACAGTCAACGGGGCTTGTGTTCTTGCACGGGGCCTTCGCTTCAGGTTTGAACGCTGCGTCTTCATGTATGCCGACGGACACGCATTTGAAGCAAACGCCAGCGGCCCGCACATCCTCGATCACTGTATCGGGTACTGGTGCGGCCATCGTTTCCTCGTGACGGGCGCCACGAACATGACGGTTTCGGCCATCAATTGCGTGGACTGGGGCGCTCATCTGTTCTGTTTGATCAGCACCAATGCGGATGCAACAACTACAGTGAACATTCGCGGCTGCATCAGCGCCAACAACGAAGCAGGCGCTATTGATAAAAAAGATGCCGACGCGGTTTTGCAAGAATCGCATAACCTGTGGTATCCGCGCATGACCGCCGTGGGCGGTGCTCTGGGTTACATCAGCCCGGCCAACTGGGCCAAAACATCGCCTTTCGATTTGCCGTCGTACACGGCAACTACTGAGTCAGATCAGTCAGTTCTTGAAAACCCATTGTTCCAGGCTGTGAGCGACACGGATTTTGACGCCTGCAACTGGCGCTTGAAGCCAGGGTCTCGCGCAATTGGACGCGGCCAATTCAACGAGTCGACTGGCGCGGCGACGACCGACTACCAGGGCCAGACCATCACCAAGCGCTACAATATCGGAGTCGATCAGACCCAGTATGTCCGGCCGCTAATTCTTGGCGCGCGGCCGACCTGATGCACCTGACCCTCACCACGCCACCCGCGCAACCCGCGCTGGCGACGGCCGACGCGCGCGCGCACCTTCGCCTGGCGGCCAGCGAGGACTCGTACCTCGAGGGGCTGATCGCGGTCGCCACGGCCTGGGTGGAGTCTTGGCTGTGCAGGGCGCTGGTCAACCGGACCTATGCCTACAAGGTCGACTCCTTCCCGGGTCAGGCGTGGTTCCGGAATCCGCCGCGGGCCGACTGGGTCTACGAGCTGATGCTGCCGTACCCGCCGCTGGCGAGCGTGACGTCTATCCAGTACATGGACCCGGATCAGGCCACGCAAACTCTTTCCGCCTCGGTCTACGAAGTCGTCCAGGGCGACACGCCCGGCCGCGTGCGACTGAAAGTCGGCCAAGACTGGCCCGCCACGCTCGACCATCCGGACAGCGTCACCGTCACCTACGTGGCCGGGTTTGGCCCGAGCGACGCCAGCGTGCCGAGTTCCATCCGCCACGCCCTGGCGCTGCTCGCCGGGCATCTATACGAACACCGCGAGGCGAGCTCGCCGCTCAGCTTGAGCACGGTGCCGTATGGCATCGAGGCGCTGCTGATGCCGTTCCGGGTGTTCACCCGGTGGTAATGCGCGCCGGCGCGCTGTGCCACGACCTGGTGATCGAGCAGGCCACCGAAACGCGCGACGCCCACGGCCAGGCGGTGCAGACCTGGGCCGAGTTCGCCACCGTGCCCGGCTCGCTGCAGCCGATCACCGGCCGCGAGATATTTGCGAGCGCGCAGCCGCACGGCGAGATCACCGCTCGCGCGCGGATCCGTTATCGGGCGGGTGTGACGGAAAAAATGCGGATCGCCTTCGAGGGCCGGATCTACGCGATCACGGCCGTCATCGACCGCGACATGAAACACAGCGAGCTCGAGCTGCTGCTCAGCGAAGGGCTCGTCGAGGGATAGGCATGCCGTACAGCACGACCGCCAAGAACACCATGCTCAACGCGCTGGCCGCGAACCGGGTGCGCCTGCACTCCGGCGATCCGGGCGCAGCCGGCACCAGCAACCAGCTCGGCGCGGGACTGGAAACCGCGACCTTCGCCGCCGCAGCGAGCGCCGAGCGCGCGCTGTCGAGCGACGTCACCGTGACCGGCCTCGCGGCCCTGCAGACCGTGACCTGGTTCAGCGTGTGGAATTCAACGGGCCCCACATTCGAGGGCTCGGGCCAGATCACCACCGGCGACACGTCGGCCTCGGCGTCCGGTTCGTTCACGCTCAAGGCCACGAACACCAAGCTGCGAATCACGGACTCCTGACATGCCTGATAATGTTGCAATTACGCCAGGCGTCGGCGCGCTGGTCTCGACGCGCGAGGTCACCTATTCCGGCGACGTCACGAAAATGCAGGTCGTGGGCCTCGCCACGCTCAGCGGGGCCGATGACGCGAAAACGCCGGCGGACGTGTCGCCAGACAACCCGCTGCCGGTCGCAGCATACGGCGAACTCATCGAGGCCATCGAGGCGCAGCGGTTCGCGCTTCAGGCGTTGACGCGAACCATCGGGCAGTCGATGCCGGATGTCGCCGGCCGTCTCCGCGTGGCCATTGACGCGATCAGCGCAAGCTTGACTCTCGCGACCATCACGACCGTGGGCACAGTGACGACGTGCTCGACGTTATCGAACCAAACCAATATCGGCGGCCTGGCCGCAACGGAACAGATCCCCTCCCTCATGCGCGTGGCGGCTGACAGCCTGCGACGAAATATTGCGGTGACTTGATATGCCTACTACGAACGGCAATCGGAAAATACTCGACCTCAAGCGGTGGGAGTTTTGCACGCCCGCGCCCGCAGCGACGGCAGCGGCGCAGTTCATCGTTTCGTCGCGTCACTTCCGACAGCAGCAAATGCTGGTGCAGTCCGCCACGGCTGCGCTGCTGTACAACCCGCTGGAGGATGCATGGATAAACCTGCCGTCTCCCGCACTGGCCGGCACGTTCGCGGCAGGGGCTTGCGGTGTGGCAACGGCAGTGGGGCCATCGGGCACGGCGACGGCGGGCACCACGTCGACCATCACGACGAACCTTACGCTGGCCCGCGACCTGCGCGGCTACAGAATCCATATCACGGGCGGCCCGAATGCGGGCGTGACCCTCGTTATTTCGTCGAACACTGTCGGCACGAATTCGGTGATCACAGTGCCGACGCAGGCCAGTGCTTTCACGGCTTCGACGACTTACCGCCTGCTCACGCCGCGCTGGTATGTGCTGAACGCGATTACAGCAGCGGGCACGACAACCGCCGCCGTTTTCCGCTTCTACGATTTCGCGACCAATGCCTGGACTTCGGCGGAAACTGGCGCAACGGACGGTATTGCTCCGGCGGCTGTCATCGGCACCGACTCCAAGCTCCTGTCGACCCCGTCGTGGATTGACAGCGACTATGTGGCGTTTGCTACCGGCACGGCGACGGCGGGTGGCGCGTCCACGCTGACCAACAGCGGCAAAAACTGGACCGTGAACAGTTGGACGAACTATCAGATCCGCATCGTGTCGGGCACGGGCGCCGGTCAGATCCGCACTATCGCCAGCAACACGGCGACCGTGATCACAACCTCTGCGGCGTGGACGACGCAGCCTGACGCCACCTCGGTTTACAGCATCGAGGGCAACGACGATTTCATTTACTACATGGGCAGCGGCGCGGTCACGCTGTTCCGGTACAGCATTTCGGCGGGCACGTGGACCACCCTAACGCCGGGTGTGGCGCGTGGTGGCGCGCCGGGCACCGGCATGAGCGGGCACTGGGTGCATAGCGCGACGGCCGCCGACTGGACAAACGAGAACGCCATTCTCAACGGCCGATATTTTTACAGTTTCCGTGGCGCGGCGGGCGCGCTGCTCGACCGTTACGACATCGCCCTCAACACGTGGGCAGCGATTACCTACGCCCCGGCCGCCGAAACCTTCACCACCGGCAGCAAGTACGCCTACCTCAAAGATCGCATCTACCTGCAGAAAGACGCCACAGGCCGATGGTTTGCCTACGACGTGGTGGAAAACGCGATGCAGCCGTGGTCGACGATGACCTACACGCAGGGCGCGGCGGTGCTTGGCGATACCGCGTTCGACATCGAGTACCGAGACGGTGCGACCGAGGTGGACTACATCTACATGCTGCTCAACACGTCGACCGTGCTGCTGCGCGCGATGGTGATCTGACGATGACCGTCGAACAACTGATGGCGCTGGTCCGGGCCCGCATCGTCTACCTCGGTTCTCTGCGCACGGCGGCGGAGCGCCTGGGTGACTCAAGTGAGCTGGCTCGCCTGGATGCGGAACTCGCGGAGTGCCAGTCAACGCTGAGTACCCTGCTGGCGGTCTGACGTGTCCCTACTGCTGCTCCTCCAGTCGGCCGCCGCCGGCGTCAAGGAAGGCAGCGGCCTCGTCTCTGGCGCCGGCAGCCTCGCCGGTGATGGGTTTGTCGTGCGCGATGGCGCCGGCATCGTCGGTGGCGTCGGCAGCCTGGACGGGCGCGGCGAGGCCCCGCAACAGGGCTCGGGCATTGTCGGTGGCGTCGGCAGCCTGGAGGGGCGCGGCGAGGCCCCGCAACAGGGCTCGGGCATTGTCGGCGGCGTCGGCATCCTGGAGGCGGAGGGTGCGCGCAATCGCGAAGGATTTGGCACCGTCTCGGCCGTGGGCAGCCTCGCCGGCGACGGCAGGGGCTCGCGCCCGGCGCGCATGGTGTTCGCGCTCTCCGAGCGCGCAATGGTGTTCCAACTGCGGCGGCGCTCGATGGTGTTCGAGCTCGCAAGCCGCTCGATAAACTTCGTCCTCGAGGCCGCCTGATTGGACATCATCAACGAGGGCACGACCTGTTACCTCAACGTGTCGTTCCTGGACAAGACCGGCGCAGCTGCGATGCCGTCGACGGTCGCGTACCGCATCGACTGCCTCTCGACCGGCACTTCGGTGCGCGCGACGACAAGCGTCACCCCGGGCACCACCGTCGAGATCGTGCTGTCGGCCGCTGACAACGCGATCCTGGCCAATCTCCCGTTCGAGCGCCGCCGCGTGACAGTCGAGGCGACTTACAGCGGATCACAGGCCGTCAAGAACCAGTACGACTACCAGGTGCGCAACCTGAGCGCGGTGTCGTGAGCGCCATTCGTATCGAGGGCCTGGCCGAGCTGCAGGCGCGGCTGAAGACGCTGCCGACGAAGATCCAGCGCCGGGCACTGAACGCCGCGATGCGGGCCGGCGCGCGCGAGATCGTCATCGAGGTCAAGGCACGGGCCCCGGTCGACACCGGGGCGCTGAAGCGCAACGTCATCGCGAAGCGCGGGCGCCGGCAATTCGACCAGGGCCTCGCAGGCCGGCAAATCATCGGCGTGCGGCACGGCAAGGCGCGCACCGAAGCCACGACCTACACGGTCAAGGGCAAGAAATTCACGAACCGGCTGACCGCCTACGACCGCAAGGGGCAAGACCCGTTCTACTTCCGGTTCCAGGAGCTGGGCTACACCGCCGTCGGCCGACGCAAGGCCGCGAACCGCAGCGAGCGCGGCAACCGCAAGGCCGGCAACCCGAGTTACGGGCGCTTGATCCCGGGTAAAAAGTTCCTGGCCGGCGGCCTCGCCGCGGCCGGCCCGCGCGCGCTGAACACGATCAAAACGCGCCTCGCCGCCGAGCTCGAGCGCCTCGCATGAGCGCCGAAACCGCGCTGAAGTCGACGCTCGATGGCGCCGCCAGCGTCACCGCGCTCGTGTCGACCCGGATCTACCCGGACGCGCGGCCGCAGGATGACGTCCTGCCGGCGATCGTCTACACGCGCGACACGACTGAATACGTGCCGACCATCCACGGCACGATCGCGCTCACTCGCGCGCAGCTCTCTGTCCTGTCGTTCGGCGTCACCCGAGCCGCGGCTGAAGCCGTGGCCGACGCCGCGCAGACCGCCGTCATGGCGGCCGGGTTTCTGATGGTCAACCGCGCGGGCGATTTCGATGTCGATACGCGCACCTATGTGGTCACGCTCGCGATTGAGCACTTGAGTTAGATAGGGGGATTCATGGCGAAAGTATGGTCAGGCGTTCAGATCGCGGTTCAGTCGGCGCTCGCAACGGCACTGCCGATCAGCGCGATCACGAAGGCAAATCCGGCGGTCGCAAGCTACACCGGCACCGATCCGGTCAACGGCGACTATCTGTATCTGTCGTCGATTCAGGGCATGTACCAGCTCGACGAGCGGGTCGTGCGCGCGGCGAATGTCAATGGCGCCGGCAACACGGTCGAGCTCGAAGGCGTCAACTCGACTGCCTTCGACACGTTCACCTCGGGCAACCTGCAGGTGATCACGTTCGGCACCACGCTGTCGCTCATCACCGACATCACCGTGTCGGGCGGGGAGTTCGAAGACATCGACACCACGACGATCCACGACCTGGTGCGGGTGGTGCAGCCCGGTGTCGCGAGCAATCTCAACTTCGCCATGACCGCGCAGTGGGATCCGGCCTCGACCGCCCTGCAGGCGCTGAAGACCGCCTCGGACGGCAAGTCACGCCGCGCGATCCGGTTCACGTTCGCGGACGGCACGAAGTGGGTCACCACCGGCTTCATCGGCTGCTCGCTGGCGCCGACCGGATCGGCGCAGCAGCTCGTGACGACGCCGATCACCATCAAGGCGAACGCCAACGCGTCGCAGGCGTACGCGACCTGATGGCACTCGACAAGTCGACCATCGTCCGGCCGGTTCTGCGCAAGGAGACCGTCCCGGTCGAGACCTTGGGCGGCGAGATCATCCTGCGTCAGCTTACGCTGTCGGAGATGCTCAAGCTCGGCAACGCGCGGCACAGTCAGGACGACGAAATCGCGCAGGTGCTTGCCTGGTGCGCCATCGACGAGCAGGGCCTGCCGCTGCTGAGTCTCGACGAGTGGCAGGCCTGGGGGGCGTCGTGCCTCGCTGAATCGCTGCAGCTTTACGAGGTCGTGATCAAGCTCACCGGCCTCGAAAAAAAAACGACACCGACGGGCTGACGTTCGCGCGCTTTCTGGCGCGTGACCTGGGGCGCACGGTGGACGAGCTGGGCGCCACGATGTCGGCGCAGGAGTATCTCGGGCACCTTGACGACTACCAGCGCGAGCCGTGGGGCTCGCGGGCCGTGGTCGCGATGCTGGCCCAAGTGTGCGCCATCCTGTGCAACGTCAACCGGGGCAAGGACACGCCCCCGTTCACGCCGTCTGATTTTCTGCCGGGCCGCCGAAACGCCGAGCCCGTCAAGCCGACCACGTTCTCGGATCTGATCGACACGCTCAAAGGGTAACCCGTGGCAACACTCGGCTCGCTGGTCGTCGAACTCGGCGCCAACGTCGGCAAACTGCAGACCGACATGGCGCGCGCCGTGTCCGTGGTCGACCGGGCGTCGAGCGGCATCAAGCGCGCGGCCTCCTTTGCGACGGCCGCCCTCGCCGGCATCGGCGCGGGCCTGTCGCTCACGTCGATCGCGGGCGCTGCGCGCGAGGTCATCGACCTCGGCGACAAGCTGCGCGATCTGTCCTTCGCTACCGGCCAGTCGGTCGAGCAACTTTCGTTCCTCAATTTCGCGGCGGGCCAGTCGGGCACGTCGATCGATACCATCTCCTCGGCCGCGCAGCGGCTCTCGAAGAACCTCGTCGAGATCGCGAACGGGCAGGGCGCCAAAGCCGCGCAGGCGCTCGACCTGCTCAAGCTCTCCGCCGACGAGCTCGCGCGCGTCGACCTGGCGTCTCAGATCGGCCAGATCGGCGCCGCCCTCGCTGCCGTCGACAACCCGAGCCAGCGCGCGGCGGCCGGTGCTGCCCTGTTCGGGAAACAGTTCAAGGAACTCGCGCCGCTCATCCTCGAGGGCGAAGACGGCATCGGCCGGCTGGTCGATCGCTTCGTCGAACTAAACGGCACCATCACCCGCGACCAGGCCGACAAGTTCGACGCGCTGAATGATTCCATCGGCGAACTCAACCTTGCCTCGCAGGCCGCCGGCAAAGCCGTCGCGACCGCGCTCGCGCCCGCCCTGACGACGCTGTTCAACGCCATCGCGACCGGTGTGCCCCAAGTCGCGCCGGCGCTCAGCGGCCTCGGCAAAACCTTCGACACCTTCCTGACCGAGACCGCGCTCAAGCTCGAGCGCTTCAATCTCAAATTCGAGACCTTCAAAGCGGGCCTGTTCAACTCGGATCGCTTCCGGCAGCAGGCCGACCAGGCCGCCGACACCATCGACGGCCTCGAGGAAAAATTGCGGGTCCGCCGCAACGCCGCCCGCACCGGCCGCGAGGAAACCGACGTCTCGGCAGGGCGTGCCGCGATCCTCGGCACGATCACGAGCGCGGGCATCGACGCGCAGGGCGATCCGGAAGCCGCCGCCAAGGCCGCTGAGAAAGCCTCCCGCGAAGCTCAGCGCGTGGCCGATGCCCTGCAGCGCGAGACCGACTCGGTGCGCGACTACCTGCAGGACTACGCGCGCGATCGGGAGCGGGCCTTTCAGGGCGAGGTCGAGCAGTCGCGCGCGCGCCTCGACTCCCTGCGCGAGTCCATCGCGACACCGCGGGAGCGCGCGACGCGCGAGCTGCAGGAGTTCTCGCGCGTGTTCGGCGCCGACTCCGAGGAGTACGGCCGGAAGGCGATCGAAGTGTTCAACGAACTCGACACCACCGTCAGCAAGCTCGACGAAAACGGCGAGCGCGCCCGGACCACCTTCGCCGATCTGGGCGCGACATTCTCCTCGGCATTCGAGGAGGCCATCTTCTCGGCCGGCTCCCTGTCCGACGTCCTCGCCGGCCTCGGGCAGGACATCGCGCGGCTGCTGTTGCGGCAGACCGTGACCGATCCGCTGGCGGAGTTCGCGAGCAACATTTTCAAGACCGGCACCGGCGGCGGCGGCATCGGCGGCTTTTTCTCGTCGATCTTCGGCGGTTTCCGCGCCAACGGCGGCCCGGTGTCGGCCGGCCGCGCCTACGTCGTCGGCGAGCGCGGGCCCGAGCTGCTCATCCCGGGCACCGCCGGGACCGTCATCCCGAACGGTGGCGGGGCCATCGTCAACAACGTCTACAACTATGGCAGCGAGTCGGTGCGCACTGAAGCCAACGACAGCCGCGGCATTGACGTGTTTGTCGGTGGTTCAGTCACTCGTGCGGCCTCGCGCGGCATGCTGGCACCGCTCGGCGTACGCGCGCCGCTGGTGGCCCGCTGATGGCCGTCTGGCCCGCCACCCTGCCGCAGCGCGTGCTGCTCGGCGACTTCACGGAGTCGGCCGAGCCGAACGTCATCCGCACCGAGATGGAAACCGGCCCGGCCAAATTGCGCCGGCGCTACACCGCCGAGGTGAAAGTCTTTCAAACAAGCCTCGTGCTGACGACCGCGCAGGTCGCGCTGCTCGACACCTTCTACGACGTGACGGTCGGCGCGGTCGATCCGTTCGACTGGGTGCATCACCGCACGCTGGCCGCCGTTGAGTATCGTTTCCGGGGCCGGCCTGAATACCGGCCGCTCGGCGCCGGTTACTGGCGCACGACCCTCATGCTGGAAATCCTCCCGTGACCTCGGTCGACGGCCGCGCGTCCCTCTACGCCGCACAGACGGACGAGGTCTGGCTGCAGCTCCTGACCATCGAGCACGCCGATCTGCCGACGCCGATCCGGCTCGTCAACAATACCGAGGACATCGTCAGCGACGGCGAGACCTTCACCGCCTGGTCGTTCCCGCCGATCCTGCCCGCGCAAAATGAGGGCGAGCTGCCGACGCTCGAGCTGATGCTCGACAACGTCACGCGCGAGTTCACCGCGACTTTTCGCAGCCTGTCGACGCCGTTCACGATCACGCAGGAGATCGTGCGCGCTGCCGATCCGGACACCATCGAGGCCGGGCCGTTCGTGTTCGAAAGTCGCACCGCGCGGATCTCCGGTCGGACGCTGCGGATCGAACTCGGGACGGAGGCCATCATGAACGAGCCGTTCCCGGAAGCCACCTATACGCCGACCAGCAACCCGGCACTGTTCGACGCGGTCGACCGATGATCGCGGACTATGTCGGGATCCCGTTCGAGCTGCACGGGACGGATCGCCGCGGGCTCGACTGCTGGGGCCTGGTGCGGCTGTATCACCTCGAGCAGCGCGGCCTCAAGCTGCCGTCGTTCGGCGATCGCTACGGGCGCGAGCTGGACCTCGAGGAGCGCCGGCAGATTGCGGCGATCGTGCGCGGGGCGTCCGACGAGTGGCAACCGGTCAAGGCCGGCACCGAGCGCCGCGGGGATGTCGTCCTGTTCAAAATGGCGGGTGCCGAGTCGCACCTCGGCATCGTGGTCGGGGAGGGGCGTTTTCTGCACGCACGGCCCGGCACCGATAGCTGCGTCGAGTCGTACAAGTCGCTGACCTGGTCGCGCCGCGTCGCGGGGTTCTGGCGACGATGATCACCGTCGTCGCCGTGCCGCATCCGCTGCGGCTGACGCGTCACGTCTACGAATTGCCCGGCCGGCCGACGGTCGAGGATGTCGTCGTATCGGCAGCGCAGCGGGGCGGGGTGACGCTGTCGACGATGGCGCACGCGGTCGTCGCGCTCGAGGATCGGCTGATCCCGAAATCGCAGTGGAAGCACGTCCGGGTGAAGCGCGGGACCGTGGTCGTGCGCGCGATGGCGGCCGATCCGATCAGCCTGGGGATCGCCATCACCGGCTTTGCCGCCTCGAGCTGGGCGGCGACCTTGGGGCTGACCGCGCTGCAGCTCGGGCTCGTGCAGGCCGGCATCGGCTTGACCACGGCGCTGCTGACCTCGGCGCTGGCACCAGCACCGAAGCAGCGCTCGGTCGGCCGGGACAACGAACAGGTGACCGCGCGGTTCTCGATACAGGGTGTCAAGAACGAGGCCCGGCCCTATGGCGTCGTGCCGCGCATCTACGGCCGCCGGGTCAACTACTACCCGCTGCTCGCCGCGCAGCCCTACACGGAGCTGTACTGGGGCGAGCAGCAATATATCCGGATGTTGTTCGATGTCGGCTACGGGCCGATGCAGATCACGAACCTCAGAGTCGGCGATCAAGCCGTCGGCACGCTCAGGAACTTCGAGTCCCAAGTGCGCGAGGGCTACGGCACCGACACGCCGATCACGCTGTTCAGCAATCAGGTGCGCGAGCAGTCGCTGAACATCGAGCTGAAGCAGGTCTCGGGGTTCTCGATTCGCACCACCGAGCCCGACACCGACGAAGTCACGCTCGATGTCACCTTCCCGAACGGCCTGCAGCGGATCAGCGATCGCAACATCAAGTTCGGCGTCGCGGTGCAGTTCGAAGTTCAGATCCGGCCGACCGCTGGCGGGCCGTGGCAGAACCCGACGCTGTTGCAGGAATCGTTCGGCGTCACGATCACCGGCGGGGCGTTCGAAATCGCCGCCAACAGCAAGAGCGCGGTGCGTCGATCGGTCCGGTTCCGGGTGGCGCGCGGGCAATGGGACGTGCAAGTCAAGCGCCTGACCATCGACGATCAGTCCGACAACGTCGGCGACAACCAGTCGGTCACGAGCGAGCAGTCTTTTTGGACCGCGATGCGCTCGCACCAGAACGAGCCGCCGGTCACCCGCACCGGGATCGCCCGAATTGCCGTTCGCGCGCAGGCGACCGATCAGCTCTCCGGCGTCATCGAGCAACTGAACTGCACCGTGACCTCGGTGCTGCCGGTGTGGAACGGATCGACGTGGGTCGAGCAGGCCACGCGCAATCCCGCGTGGGCCTTTGCCGACGTGCTCCGCGGCTCGGCCAATGCGCGCCCGGTGCCGGACAGCCGGATCGATCTCGACGCGCTGCTCGCGTGGGCCGCCTGGTGCGATGCGAACGGCTTTACGTTCGACGGCGTGTTTGATCGCCGGCAATCGGTCTACGAATGCCTGCAGGAGATTGCCGCGACCGCCTGCGCCTCGCCGACCGTGACCGATGGGAAATTCTCGGTCGTCGTCGACAACACGCGCGACACCGTGATCCAGCATTTCACGCCGCGGAACCTCCGCAGCTTCAGCTCGACGAAAGTGTTCGCCGTCAGGCCGCACGCGCTGAAGGTCATCTTCTACCCGGAAAGCTCCGGCCATCAGGCCGAGGAACTGTTCGTGTATGACGACGGCTACACGGCCGCGAACAGCACGCTGTTCGAGACGCTCGAGCTGCCCTATACGACCAGCACCGCGGCCGCGTGGAAGCGTGGCCGGCGGGCGATGTTCGCCGCGCGCCTGCGCTCTGAAGTCTACGAAGGCGAGACCGACCTCGAGCACCTGGTGTGTAACCGGGGCGACCTGGTGCGGGTGCGCCATGATCTGATGCTCTGGGGCCTCGGCGAGGCGCGTGTCAAGTCGCTGGTGACCTCCGGGCTGAACACCACGGCGATCGTCGTCGACGCGCCGCTGACGATGGCCGGCGGCACGACTTACGGCATCCGTGTACGACAGGCCTCGACGTCGGCCGAGTACACGCTGACGACTGTCGTCGGCGATCAGACGCAGCTCGACCTTGCGACACCGGTCGCGACCGCGTCGGGCCCGGGGGTCGGGGATCTCATCCAGTTCGGCGAGCTGGGGGCCGAGTCCGTCGAGCTGCTCGTGCGCTCGATCGAGCCGGGCGCGGACTTAAGCGCGCGGATCTCGTTCGTCGACTACGCGCCGGCCATCCAGACCAGCGACAGCGGCGCGATCCCGGACTTCGATCCGCAGATCACGACGCCGCCGGCCATCAACCGGCCGCGCCCGCCGAAGCCCGTCATCTTGTCCATCAATTCCGACGAGGGCGCGCTGATCCGGGCCAGCGACGGCACGCTGACCTCGCGCATCCTCCTGTCGGTCACGGTCATCCAGTCGCAGGGGCTCGTGCCGGCAGAAGTCATCCAGGCGCGCTACCGACCGGCCGACAGCAATCAGGATTTTGCGTTCGTGCCGAGCCTCCCGGCGCAGGCCGGCGAGATTTCGATCATGCCGGTCGACGACGGGCAGACCTACGTCGTGCAGCTCCGCAGCGTGTCGCAGGCCGGGGCAGCGTCGGACTGGACCGAGATCACGCACACGGTCGTAGGCAAGACCACGCCACCGCCAAGTGTGGAACGGTTCTATAGGCAAGGCTCTGCACTGACCTGGCCGTACCCGACGCCCCCCGTCGACCTCGCCGGCTTCGTGCTCCGCGCTCACTACGGCACCGCGACCGACTGGGGCACGGCCCGCGCGCTGCACCCGGGCGTCGTCACCGCGCCGCCGTTCGATATGTCAGGGCTGCACGGCACGCAGACGATCCTGATCAAGGCCGTCGACACTTCGGGCATCGAGTCGGCGACGGCCGCGACCGTGACCATCGATCTCGGGGATCTGGTCACCAGCAACGTCGTCGTGACGCAAAGCGAGGCGCCGGGCTGGGCCGGCGCGCTCACGGGCGGCACGGACACCGGCACCGACATCGAGGCCAGCCTGCTGTCCTCGCCGCCGTTCTGGGGCGCTGACTCGGCTTTGTTCTGGGGTGCCGATGGCGATGTATTCTGGGCCGCCAACACCTACGACAGCATGGTGTATGTCGCCATCTACACGCCGACCTCGGATGTGCTCGGCGATGGCGTGCTGAAGATCGACGCAACCGTCACGGGCGCGTACACGCTGGACTATCGGATCTCGACCTCGGGCACGTTCTGGGGCGCCGACGGTTCAGCGTTCTGGGGTGCGGATGGCGCGCTGTTCTGGGACGCCGACACGATCGGCCAGTGGCTGCCGTTCCCTGGCGCGCTCGGGCCGTTCGACTCGACGGCTGACAGCTATCAATTCCGCCTAACGACGCAGGCCGGGACCACGCAAGGCATTGCCTCGCAGCTCGACATCGTCATCGACGTGCCGGACATCGTCGAGGTGTTCGACGACGTCATCGTGTCGGCGACGTCGACCCGGCTGCCCATCACCAAGAGTTACCGCGCGATCAAGGTCGTGAACGTCACCGTGCAGACCGACGGGAATGGCGGGATCTCGGCGCGCATCATCGACAAAGACGAAACGCTCGGCCCTGACATCGAAGTGCTGAACGCTGCCGGGACGGCAGTGACAGGCCTCGTCGATGCGGTCGTGCAGGGGTATTGAAATGAGCACACTACCGGCCGCCGGCTATCTCGAGAACGCAGCGCGCACCAACGCGGAGATGAAAGTCGCGCTCGAGGCCCTGCGCGACATCATGGCGGAAAGCGTCGGCGGCGAGGCCGGGGCCGAGCTCACTATCGCGAGCGGCGCCGTCACGCCGGCCGAGGGGGTAGGGGGCGGCATTTTCCGCCTCGACACCGAGGGCAACGCGGCATCGGACACGCTCGACACCATCACGCAGACCAACACGCGCGACGGGCAGGTCATCGCGCTGCGCGCCGAGAATGTGGCGCGGGTCGTCACCGTCAACCACGCGGCCGGCGGCACCGGTCAGATCCTGCTCTACGACGCAACCGACTTCGTGTTCGCCAGCGCCTCGGCTGTCCTGTTCCTGCGCCGTTCGGGCACCGACTGGGTTGAGCTGCACCGCTTCGTGCCGACGGAAGACCTGACCGCGCTCACCACCATCGCGACCGACGATCTGCTCCAGGTGTGGGACGAGTCGGCCGGCACGGTCAAGAAAATCACGCCGCCGAACCTCATCACGGCAAGCCTCGGCGGGGCCTGCGCGCTGTTGGAAACCGAAACGGCGAGCGCGTCGGCCACGCTCGATTTCGCTCTCGATCTCACGAATTACGCCCGCCACGTCATCCACATCGACAACCTGAAGCCTGTCACCGACGGCGTCGAGTTCTGGGGCCGGCTGTCGAGCGACGGCGTGACCTACGCCACGACGGGCTATCGGTGGTCGCGGCACAACCTGACGGACGCGGCGAGCGAGGGCCTGGCCGGCTCAACCTCCGACGCCAAGCTGCTGATGGCCAACGCGGTCGGCAACCAGGACGGCGAGCAGATCAGCGGCACCATCGAAATCACGTCAGCGGGCGGCATGGGGGTGCGCGTGTCGTGGCGCCTGAGCGGCGAAAACGCGTCGGGCAGCTACTACATGATCAACGGCATGGGGGTCAGTGTCGCCGCGGCCTACACCTACTTCCGCCTGATGTTTTCGAGCGGCAACATTTCGAGCGGCACTGCTCGCATGTACGCGTTCAAGAAATGAGAGCCCTCGGCTTCCTCTTCGCGCTGCTGACCCTGCCCGCGGCGGCGACGGCGCCCCGGCTCTACCAGACCGAATGGACACTCTACCGCTCGCCGGTCGTGCCGCTGACCGGCAGCGCGTCGGGCCAGTGGCACCGCGCCGGCACCGCGTGGTCGGCGTCGACCGTCCAGGTCTACTCTCACCTCGATCTGGCGATCGACTCCTGCCGGGTCGCGTACAGCATGAACCCGCAGACCGGGGCCTCACCGACCGGGCTGCGGGTGCTGGCCCACACGGCGCTCGGCAACTACCCGATCGCCACCGTGCTGCGCGCCAATGCGCAAACGCCGGTCAGCGGCGGCGTTGACGTGACGACGCAGATGCGCTGGCTGCTGTCGACGCGCGCCGGCTCGACCTTGAGCCTGGAGACCGTCGGCAACGGGGCCAACGGGCCGGTCGTCTACCACGTCGTGATCGAGTGCATCTGGCAATGAGCGCGAACCCGCTGTCGCTCGGCCAAAAGCAGGAGCTCCTGATGCGCCTCCTGCCGCGGCTGCTCGATCACGCGCACGGGCTCGGCTACGCGGTGCGCGGCGGCGAGCTCGAGCGCCGGCCGGCGGTCGCCGCGGAGAACGCGGCGCAGGGCAGGGGGATCGCCAACAGCCTGCACCTGCAGCGCCTCGCGATCGATCTGCACCTGTTCCGGGCCGGCCGCTACCTCGACGCGAGCGACGATCACCGGCCGCTCGGCGAATTCTGGGAAGGCCTGCACCCGCTGTGCCGGTGGGGCGGGCGCTTCGGTGACGGCAATCACTACAGCATCGCGCACGGGGGGCGACAATGAACGACGAATTGCACCAGCGGGTCGGCCAGCACAGCGCGAGCATCGAGCACCTGCAGTACGAGCTGCGCGAGATGCGGCACGAGCTGGCCGAGATCCGCCAGACGCTGGCCGAGGCCCGGGGCGGGTGGAAGACGCTGATGCTGGTCGGCGGCGCGGCCGGCGCCGCCGGCGCGGCGATGGCGAAGCTGGCCGCGGTGCTCGGGATCGTCCGGTGATCGGCGACGCGATCGCGACCCTGCTCGGCAAGCTCATTGACCGCGCCTGGCCGGATCCCGCGGCCCGCGCGCAGGCCGCGCAGGCGCTGGCCGAGCTGCAGCAGGCCGGCGAATTCAAGCGGCTCGACGCCGAGCTCGAAGCGTCGCGGCAGCAGACCGCCGTCAACCAGGTCGAGGCGGCGAGCGCGGATCCGTTCGTCTCGCGGTGGCGGCCCTTCATCGGCTGGATCTGCGGCGTTGCGCTTGGCTGGCACTACATCGGGCGTCCGCTCGCCTCCTGGGTGCTGCTGATGACGGGCGGCGAGACGCCCATTCCGGAAGTCGAACTCGGGGACCTGCTGGTGCTGCTCTGCGGCATGCTCGGGCTCGGCGGCATGCGCTCGCTGGAAAAACTGCGCGGCGCCACCCGGTAGCGTCGCGCGGTGAGCGAACCTGCAAGTAATCCTTACAGGTTCAGCAGGTACTGTGCCGGCGCGCGCTGGTAGCGCGACAGTTCCACCCGCACCGCCTCGAGCTCCTTCAGGCGCCAGTGGTAGGCCGGGATTTCGGCCGCCGGCAGCCCGTCGAGCTGATCCCGGTAGTAAATGGCGCCGCGGTACGCCGTCATGTGCTCGAAGCCGTCCCACGGCATGCGGCCGGCCAGGATCTCGAGCAGCTGCACCATCGGCGCGGGCGCGAGGTTCAATTTGAGATACCGCTCAAGCGTCGGCACACTCACCCCGAGCGCGCCAGCGAGCTCGCGCCGGGGACGCCCGCTGCGCCAGGCGAGGGTCGGCAAGTCGATCATCGGGGACTCCTTTCCGGAAGTTATGCGACGTCCCGATGTAGCGACACCGTGTCAGACAAACTCCGTAGGAGGAATCGAGGTTTGATCTCGGGAATCCCGGCCAAGCCTCTGTATACCGTAGGCTTAATCCGTTTGGGGTAGGCCACGCCGCGGCGCTCGCGGCGGCGGATCCGGCGCGGCGGCAAGACTTTACATAATAAACAGGCTGCTGGTTGCTGGGCCGTCGCATTTCCTGATGGGGCAGGCCCAACCTGCAAGCCAACCGCCAGCACAGCTGCCGGTAGCGCCGCTCGTGCCAACTTCAGCAGGCCTCGTCGCAGGCTTGCGTCTTCCTGTTTTTCCGCAATCGTGATCGCGATCAACGCTGCCGGATCAACGCCCAGTGCCAACCCCGCTTTTTTGCAGTCGTTCGCAGGCAAGCTGCGCTTGCCGGTTCTGATCATAGAGATCGTCGACTGAGGGATTTCTGTCCTCTTTGAAATCGTTAGGTCGTTGGCACCGCCCAGGTGTTTAGCCAAGGCGTCGAGAATGTCGTTCGACGTGTTCATTTCGGCCGTCCTTTCCGCAGTGATGTGGCTTTAATACCGTTTTGCTGCGGAAAAATCAAGGAATCACAAGGGAAATAATCACGACCGCAATATCACACTTGAAATAATCACAAATGTGATTTAGCGTCCATTCATCTCGTCACTGCGAGGTGGACATGGACCAGATAAAAACTTCCAAGAATTCGCTCCCGGCGCCAGCGCGCGGGTGGGCTGGCGTCGGTGCGATGGTCCCTCCTCCGGGTCCGCTCGCAGTGAACCACCCGCGCACCTTTTCGTTCAGCTCCTCCCTGCCCAGCGTTGCTGTCCTGCCCCGGCTTATGCCGGGGCTCTTTTAACCACTGCGAGGTTCACATGACTCAGATCCTGAGCGACTACGTCTCCGCAGCGGCCCGCGTCGGCCGCGTTCCGCAGACCTTAGAAGAGAAGCGCGCCGCCGCCATTGCCTGGCTCGGCGAGCGCTGGGTGCTGCATCCGAAGAACGCGCCAAAGCGCGGCCGGTACTTCTACGGCGAGGCCAAACGGGCGCGCATGTGAATCCGTTGCTGCGCGTGGTTCTGATGCTGATCGCCGGCTTGCCGATGCTGATCATCATCGGCATCGCAGTCTTCGTCGTTGGCGCCATCAGCGCGCGCTGGCTGCCGTGAAATACGCCATCCGCGTCGCCGAGTACAACCTCGACCGGCCCTCTGAGCCGGTCAGGGTGACCTGGCTGCGCCGGACCTGGTACGACGCCGCAGGCCGCAGGCTGGACTCGCCGGTGGTCGGCTACGAGTGGGGGAAAGCTTTCCGTTTCGTGCAGTACCTGCGCGAGACGCACGTCGCCCGAATGCGTGGGCAGCCGGTGTCTTTCGCCGCGCACGTCTCGCTGGTGCCGGTGTGACCGTCATCACCCGCGCAATGATTATTCAGGCGCTCCGCCGCTCAAATCGCGCGCTGCTATTGCGCGAGGTTTCGCCGGACAAAACGCGCGAGGGGATCGCCGCGACGCGCGGCATCCTCCTCGAGCTTGAGGAGCGGCGCCTCGTTTCAATGAACCCACAGACCGACCGATGGACCTACATCGGGCCAAAGGTGGAACTATGAGCAGATCAACGCACCCCGCCGACGTGCGGCTGCAGCAGCGGCTCGACGAGCTGATGCTGCGCTTCCAGTTCGAGCCCAACCGCATTCGCCGGCACGTCCTCTGGAACCGGATCAAGGAACTGCACCGCCAGCGCTCGAAGCGCGAGATCAAGGCGATGGAAAAGCCGATGAGGGCGGGCCCATGAGTGAGATGGAGCTCCTGCGCCTGCACAAGGGCATCGCCGATCTCATCATCGACGCCCACGAGGCGCGTCTCGAGGCGGTCGACCTGACCTTCGGCGCGATCCTGCGCCAGATCAAAACCGCACCACACGCCCAGCATTGCGCGGCCATCATCGACGGCGAGCACGAGGCGATGTGCGACTGTTACCGCGCGACTATCCGGGATCTGTGCCTTGCTGCCACCTAACGCAAGACGCATCAAGGCGGCGCGCGATGCTGGGCATCACCCGAAGCGCGTGCACCTGGTGTACACGCACCGCTGGTGCGCCGGCCAGTATCCGGCGCATGCCGTGATGGTCATGGCCCGCGAGTACACCGCCCGCGAGTATTCGACCTGGGCGTGGCTTGCAGGATTGCCGGCCGTGCTGACCAACCACGACGCGAGCTGGGACGACTTCGCGGTGTTCGCCGCCGACGTCGCCGGCTACGCCGCGCCCGTGCTCATCGACGGCGTTGACGGTGGCGTCGTCGAGATCGACTACCTGATGTACGCAATGCGCTGGCCGCGACCCGGCCAGGCGTGGCCGACCTGCTGGTCGGATGAGCAGGCTCGCCGCTACGCGCAGCGCTGCGATCGGTGGAACTACATCCAGCAACGTCGCGAGCGGCTGTCCGCGTGAAGCGTGACCTGCGCAAGCCCAGCTACTGGACGCCCGAGCAGGCCGTCGGCTGGGGCCCGCGCATCGTCGAGCGCTTGCAGCGCGGCGAGGTCGTCGACTGTGCGGGCTTCCTGCTGAAGCTTGCGCCACAACAACAAGAACTCGAACTGAGGCCGACCCGGTGAGCTACGAAGACGAAGAGTATCGCGCGGCAATGGCCGAGGACGGCACCGACTGGCAGTCGCTGCTACACCGGTCATCGCCGCCGAAGGACAGGCCCGACCTACCGGGCGCCATCAAGCCGACCATCCACAACGCGTGCCTGCTGTTGAGGTGGGGCCTCGAGGCGCACCGCTGGCTGAGCTATGACGAGTTTCTCGGCGAGCCCATTGTCAAAGACGCGCCCTGGCCGCGCATGGGCGGCAAGGCCTGGACAGATCAGGACGCGCTCGACGCCAGGCATCGCATCAACTCGCAGTTCAACATCGACCTGCAGACAGCACTCGTGCATGACGCGTGCGACATCGTCGCGCGCCAGAACCCGGTGCACCCAGTGCGCGAGTACCTGGCCGGACTCTCCTGGGACGGCAAGGTGCGGATCAACACCTGGTTGATGGACTATCTAGGCGCCGACCAGCGCCACGGCGGCGACTGTCGGCGCTATCTCGGGCTGGTGGGCTCGTGGTGGCTGATGGGCGCCGTCGCGCGCGTGATGAAGCCGGGCTGCCGGTTCGACAACGTGCTGATCTTCGAGGGCAAGCAAGGCGCGTTCAAGTCGACGGCCCTGCGGATCCTCGGCGGCGAGTGGTTCCTCGATACGCCGATCATCCTCGGCGACAAAGACGCGTACCAGATGTTGCGCGGCAAGTGGCTCATCGAGCTCGCCGAGCTGGACTCTTTCAACAAGGCCGAAAGCACGAAAGCGAAGGCGTTCTTCTCGTCACCGGTGGACAGCTACCGACCGTCATACGGGCGGCGCTCGATCGACGTGCCACGGCAATGCGTGTTCGCCGGCACGACCAACGAGGAGGCCTACCTGCGCGACAGCACGGGCAACCGCAGGTACTGGCCGGTGTACGCGAAGTGCATCAAGCCCGACGAGCTGAGACGCGACCGCGACCAGCTATGGGCCGAGGCCTACTACCGGGTGAAAGAGGGCGAGCCGTACTGGCCCGAGGACGAGCATCGCGACGCGTTCGACCAGCAGCAGACGCTGCGCCTCATCGAGGACCCGTGGGAGTCGGTCATCGGTCTCTGGCTCGCGCAGCCTGAGATCACGATTCAGTCGGACACCGACGGGATCACGACGCACCAGGTGCTGCAGGATGCGATCAAGG